TGATATTTTGATTACCGTTCTGGGCTCCAGCGACGCAATGGCCGCGTACTTCTGGCTTCCCCAAGAGATTTTCTTTTGGGATGCCGGTCAGTACGTCGGTCCATCAATTCTCTCTCCTCAACATAGAATTGTGGGACCCTTTCCGTGTAGAATGCCGCCGGCCGATGGCCAGTGGTATTCTGCAGTTGGATTAGGTGTCCCCCGGTCAACTTATGACACGGATTTTATGGACAAGGAGAGAGGGCGTAAACGCTGGAAGCATGTGTTCCACGGGAAACTCCATGGCACCGTGATTTCACGGTGCCAATCGGCGTTTCCGTGCCCGGATTTTGGAGCCAGTCTCGTACGTGTATCTAAGTGGAGTGATGGTGCCTTTACAGGCCCGTTATCCGCTATGGGGTCTATTTATAACCCCGACACGTCCGTTTCTGGCGCGTATCTACCTTACGACATGTCTAACACGTCGACTGTAGATCCCTCTATCCAGCACAGTGATATTGTCGCTTACCCTGAAAGGGTGCGCGTATCATCGTGGTGGTCTAACCCATGGGGCTTTCTTGGTCCCGGAGGTTATATACGCTGTGAAAAGCGTATTATCGACTATGCCGCCAATGATTTGTTTTTCATTGACTACATAGCTGAAGACCATGCAAATGCATACCCGAACGCCCTGCAAGGTGGCCTTCTTGGCATTCCCTATTTTCGTTCAGGCGTACAGTATAAACATACTGTTCGCCTAAATGCAATTAGAAATGTCAACAATGTCACCGCGTACGTCGAGTACCAGGTAGATTCTCGTGAACTGAGTTATTCGTCTGACGGGACGAGTAATGTTCGGAACACGAGTTATACCTTCGGTACTCGTCTGTACATTGCAGGAGCGGAGCTTGCAACTCCTCGTAGTTCTATTGACGTTGCGCATCGAGTCCGGTACATTGCTTCCACTATGGAAGCTATGGCACCGTCGAACGCAGCCAATAGGACTCGTGTCCGTACCCAAGCCCTCATCAATGAAGAGGACATTGGGACGAATATGATCGAGAATTTGCTAGGTATTCCGCAGGCGGGGCCGATTTTTGACGTTCTCAAAGAGGGCTGGCTGGCTGTACGAGCCCGCAACCCTCTGGCAGCGCTTAGAGCGCTTGCTTCAGCTAAGCTGATTTGGGATTACGTTATTCAATCGACCATCCGTGATGGTGCCACAATTCGTGAAGCGGGTCCACAGATCATTAGGAATCTCCGCGTGACAGCTCATAAAGAGCGTCGTCGTGCGCGAGAAGACCAAATAGATCTTCCGGACTCGTATTTCTTCACGAATGCAAGCGTCCAGAATTCTTGCGAGTACATACTCGCTCGAAATCTGAACACTGAGGCAATCATCCTGGACGCGCTTGACAAGCTAGGTCTGATCCCTTCCGCAGGGAATCTCTGGGCTATTGTGCCCTTGAGTTTCGTTGTGGATTGGTTCACAAACCTTGGCTCTGTCTTCGAAGCTTATCGCTCCGATCGCGACCAGCGGACCTATACGATGCTTGCACGTATAGAAAGTCAAAAGTACCTGTATGATGCCAAGCAAGAATTGCTTGACGTCTTACTTGGTACGGGTTATCACCCTATCACACCTGTAAGTGGATCGATTTATCGTCGATCCATTTACGACTCTTGGGGGTCGCATGACCCTTGGAGTCTCGTTGGAGCACCTGGCTTGAACTGGTCCAATGCCATAAACGGACTGGCTCTTGTCATTCAACGGATTCGTTAGTCACACAAATAGTGTGCGACGTTTTCGTCCGTCAACATTCAAACCACCCAATTGGTTAAGTTGGGACGAGGCCTTTAAAGCTTCGTGATATCTCAAAGGAGATCCTCCAATGGCCCTAAGTCTAAACTTAGGTTCTGCCTTCGGTGCGTCTGTCAACGTGGGAGTTCTTCCCTGGCTGACAACAGCTTTGAAAGAGATTCAGGACGATGGCAACCTTATTAAGGTAGCTGACGTCTTGTCACCCCTCGACCGGCAGGCGGTCATCAAGATCACTAACACGAGAATCGCTAATGTCTATCAGACGTTAGCTAAAGGCGTGATTCCCATTGGGAATCAGTCCGCCAATGTCTCTGGTCAGTCGATCTTCTGCGAACTGACGGCAACTGCATCTCGCACCGTAACTGGTGCTCCGGACATTCTTGTCCCGGTTGTTTCTCGCATTGAGTTGCGTCTTCCGAATGATGCAGAGCTTGACGACACTGTCGCCAAGCAACTGCTTCTTGCGAATTACGCGGCTCTATGCGATGCAAATGCCGTGCTCAAGATTACCGACAAGATGCGCGGATCGCTGATCGCCCTCTAAAGAGGGTCCTCAGCTAGGAGAAAACTGTGCTAAATGAACATTTGGTACGGCTATGGACGAACGTTCATAGCATCGAGCATGTCTCGATCCGGCTTTACCAGTCAGATAACCTTACCCAAAATGAGACCATTCTTATAAAGAATGGTCTTTTTATGTGGTGTGGTATCGCGCTAGAGAAAGCAAGTGCGGTTCTTTCTGAATCTAACTTTCGGGTGTTTGGGGGCCGGATGTTAAAACATCCAGCGTCCATTCTTTCCCATCCTGAAGGATTTTCATCCTTCTTAGGAATGTTAGACGAAGTCGATGATGCAATTAACGACGTTATATCATCGAAGGCATCTCAGTTTAAAGCTGAGGTGCTCTATGAAGAGCTTCACCGCATTCTCGTGTGCTGGTCTGCTGATCTCTGGAGGACGCTTTCTCCACTTCTCAAGTCCATTATTGGATCTGAGTTAAGTGTTGATTGCGTCCGCTTTCTTAGGCAGCTAAGTAATTTGCTATCTAAGATTCACATTGATCGTGCAGACCTCCTCGAAAGTAGCATCTCGGAATATCGTCAAACCGAGGAGCTACTCTTCGCTGAGACTTCTGTCCAATCCGCCCGCTCTGATGAATACTGGGATATGATTCTCAGAATTCGTTCCGTGCTTCGCGACACTGTGGCATCCTTTAAAATGGATGCACCAATGCCTAAGCATGGACCCGGCGCTGTGGCTGACCCCTCAGTCAAGTCCAAGCTAGGTAAATACCTAACTATGGGATATGATGAAAGAATCAACTACATGCTCCGAAAGGAGACAGCGGAGGAAATGGTCGATTACTCGCCGTTTCCTCTTCAAGAACAATCCCGCACTTCTCGTGTGGTCTTTGTTCCTAAGAGTTGGAAGAAGCTTCGAGGCATTTCTGCGGAGCCTGCTGGATTGCAATTCTTCCAGCAGGCGGTCCTTAGTGGAATTACAGAATCTGTGTCGCGAACTGACCTATCTCGCATTATTAATTTGCGGGATCAGGACACTTCTCGTCACATGGCTCTTCGGGGATCCAGAAATGGATATCTCGCCACTATTGACCTTTCTGCAGCTTCTGACTCGGTAACACTTCGCCTTGTTAAGGACATCTTCGGCAGTACTTCTCTCTGCCGGTGGCTTCTTGCCACGCGTTCGACGCACACTCTGATTGAGAACCAGAGCATGGAAATCCTCAAGTTTGCCCCTATGGGGTCTGCTTGTTGTTTTCCTGTTGAGTGCCTCGTTTTCGCTGGGATTGCCCTAGCTTCGGCGGCCAAACATTTCGGTCATCACTCGGTTCATTACCGGGATTTTCGAGTGTTTGGTGACGATATCATCTGCCCTGCTTTCATGTCCGAATGTATCATGGACGACCTCACGGGTATGGGTTTTACGGTTAATTCCGATAAATCCTATATCAGTGGGGACTACCGTGAGTCATGCGGCATGGATGCCTGGCGTGGGTTTGATGTGACACCCTTGAAATTGAAGGATTTCTCCTTCGATTTCAATTCATCAAATCCACTGTCATATGAACACCATAGCCGAGTTGTTGCTTACCTCAATTTCCTGTATTCGAATGGGTATAAGGGTGTTAGGTCCTTCTTTTTAAAGAAGTTACTTAATACCACTATACTCGCTCGGAAACAAAGATTTTGGGGGAAACAATCACTCGTTTTTGGTGACGGATCAAGAGGCACTTTAGCCTCTTGCCAACCTGACAACTTTCATCTAGAACGAATTGACCTTACTGGTCTATTTCGGTCTGGCTTTAAGACTGTCAAGTGGAAGCCCCGTTTTCCGCGGTTATCCCAAGAGCATGAACTGCTCCTTGACGAAGTTAATTACTTCGAAAGGCTGTTGTCCAGTAGGACACAAGCTGAGGATGAGGCGGTTACATATGACCTTGAGTATTTCCGACGCGCTGACAGCGAAGTTGCGCGTAAGGATACTCAAGGCATGCGGATGATACCCACGATGACACGACACGACCCTTGGTCTCCTATGGAGCATCATGTTCGTTTCCTGTCGTCTGTGGTTGTGGACGTTGACCCCGATTTTGATGAGACATCACCACTAGCGGCATCTAGTGAGGATATCTCTATCTCTATTTAGGTTAACGTATGCCAGAT